ACTACACTTAAACTAGTCCAATCTACAAAATTATCTGTTGTTTGTATTTCTAAGCTAGGATTAAACAACATCAAAATTTGTTCTAATATTTGTAATTTTTGATCAGTATTTGTAGACCATATATCAGCATTCAAAGTTAGGTTGTAAGGGGTAGGCATCAGCCTCTCAACAGTGTAATTTTTTCCTTGATGATTTAAATATTCGTTATTATTTTCATCATATGCTCGTTCTCTAATGTTAACTTTACTTACAAAACTACTATCTGCTAATCTCGATTTATCTAATTCTAAACCAGTTACATACACTGATATTTTTGGAGCGCCTATTATTTTTAATTCAGAGTTATCTTTTAATATAGACCCTACTTGTCTAGCTAAATCACCATAGACAACAGGTATTGTTTTTAAATCGCCGTCAATATCTTTATGGCTAAAATTGCTTAACATTCTAATTATTTGTGTTATATACCTTCTAATTTGCCCATCATAAAAATGTTGCATATTTTATTACCTTAAATATTGTCAGTTTTAGCTTTTAACGCTTCGCTTAGGCTTTGCCTTTCAGGGAAAGATTCTCCTGCTACTGTAGTAGTATTTGTATTATTAATAAATGTACCCTTTTGAGTACTCCTTGTATTAGTATTTGTAAGAGTCATTCTGACATTATCTTCTATTTTTACCCATCGCCTACCATCATACCTGAACAATCTATTAGGTACCATATCTGTCCTTAAAAAATAATCTCCAGTTATACTACCTTCTGGAAAGGATATACCGTGCCCAAAAATTTCTCCATTTGGTGCTATTCCATCTCCTAGTAAGTAACCTGTATATCCAGTTCGATCTGGAGTTTGCATAACTCTATCAGCTAACTCATTTGCTACACTTGCATCTAATTCCGTTAAATCTGCAGTAACTAGTTCTACTCTACCTTCTTCATCAGTCTGCAGTGTGAAAAAATGACCAGTTTCATAACCACTTTTCTTTGCATCAGCTTCTGCTTGAGCAACTACTGCTTGATTTATTTGCATATCTTTTTCATATGTACTAAGCAAATCTCGTAAACTACCTGCTGTAGGAACTTCCTCGTCCATTGGTAAGTCTAAAATTTCTTTAAATTCTTGACTATCTACAATTTGTTTACATTTTAATCTATACAAATGTGGGTACCATGTAGGGCTATACCCTCAGATGCACGACTAACTTCTTCTACAACATAGTAACTTTTTAGGGCAACATGAAAATCATTAGCAGCATATTCATCTTTCATATGGGGTAACTCAATTACATCACCACTCATAATTTTTCTACCTATTGTTTTTACTGAACTATTAATATGGATAGTCATAAACAATGTATCATTATTTAAAAATAAACCAAATTGACTTAAATTAAAATCAATGTCTTGCACATTATAAATACCACGCAATGTATACACATTTTGATCATATTTTCTATCTCTGTTTTCTAAAAATAATAAATCTTGTATATTAGTTTCAGCAACAGCATCATAATGAGGAACATCAGCTGTTGAATTTTCTTCAGTAGGATTTGCCGGACCTAAATATTTGTGTAAATTAATATCAGTTCCTCCAACTGTAAACATTTCTAAAATTCTTGCATCAATAAAATGATAGTCTTTTCCTTTAGTAGGTTTGTATAAAGATAATCTAGGCATATTGTATTTATCGTATACGATAAATACAATAGGAGAACAATTTATGAACGATATTACAGCATTAAAACAAGAAGTTTTTGACTACATTTATCATATGTTAGGAGGCGGAATGGTTGATGTTGAATTAGATCCAACCCATTACGAAACAGCATTAAATAAATCTTTAGCGAGATTTAGACAGCGCAGCGATAATAGTGTTGAAGAAAGTTACTTTTTTATGCCTACAATCGTTGACCAAAATCAATATACATTACCTGAACAAATTATCGAAGTAAAAAAAATATTTAGAAGAAGTATTGGTTCAAGAACAGGAGGAGGAGACGGAGGAAGCATTTTTGAACCTTTTAATCTAGCCTACACAAATACCTATTTACTTTCTAGCTCAAATTTAGGAGGCTTAGCTACCTATGATTTCTTCAGTCAATATCAAGAACTTGTAGGTAGGATGTTTGGATCGTTTATAGAATTTAATTGGAGTAGAACTAAACATATCCTTACAATACTTCAAAGACCCAGAACAGAAGAAACTTTACTTTTAGAATGTTATAATCACAGGCCAGATGATCAATTATTAACCGATTATATGGCAAAAACATGGATTAAAGATTATGCACTTGCCATGTGCAAGATGATGTTAGGAGAAGCTAGATCAAAATTTGCAACTATTGCAGGTCCACAAGGCGGAGGACAATTAAATGGAGAGTCTCTTAAAACCGAAGCACAACAAGAATTAGAAAAATTAGAGCAAGAAGTAGCCACAGCAGTACCTGGAGGTACTGGATATAGTTTCTTAATAGGTTAAAAATCTGGAATTAAATCACCTTGTTTCCAAATTACATTTTCTTTATGTAAAATACGTTGACAATTAGCACATACAGTTTTAAGATTAGATAATCTACAATTATTTAAATTACCATCTATATGAAAAACATTAAATTGTTCCGTATGCACACTTGAATAATTGCATTTTTCACAATAATTTTTTTTTTCATAACCTGCTTGTTGCCATTTTGGTATTCCTACTTTAATTCTTTTAGATTTTAAGCATATTTCGCATTTTGATCTATAAAATGTTTTACCATTTTTTTTATAATTAACTGCTGCAGGCCTTATATTACAAATACATAATGGTCGCATATTTTGTACACCTTTTTAACCCCTTTATATACCTTTGCAGACTAGGTATTTTCAATAACAAAAGCTAAATACTATTAGTTTTTATTTATAAGCCAGAAGAGGAGATTAATTATGGCCGGATTAGTATCACCAGGTGTACAGGTTAGCGTTGTAGATGAAAGTTTTTATACTCCAGCTGAACCAGGTACCTTACCATGTATTTTTGTTGCTACAGCAGGAAATAAATCAAATGGTGCAGGAACAGGAGTAGCTCCTGGAACACTTGCATCTAACGCAGGCATCCCGTATCTACTTACATCACAAAGAGATTTAGTTGATACGTTTGGAGACCCAATTTTTCAAACAGATTCTAATAATAATCCTATTCATGGAGGTGAGCTTAATGAGTATGGATTACAAGCAGCATATTCTTATTTAGGTATTGCTAATAGAGCATATGTTGTTAGAGCAGATCTTAACTTAGATGAATTAGAACCACAAGCTTTTGCGCCAGGCGCAGATCCATTAGATGGTACTTATTGGTTTGATACCAGTATAAGTTTATGGGGAATCCAACAGTGGAACGGAGATTCATTGTTAAATGGAGGGCAAAATTTTACAAACAAGAAACCAATTGTAATTACCGATGAAACTGAAACCAGTAACACAGGTAGTATAGAAGATAACGGTTATGCTGGTTATATTCCAGCCAAATCAGTTGGAGCAGTAGGAGAATATGCTGTGGTTTCTACTACAACACTTAATAAAGTTTTTTATAGAAATTATCTAGGTAATTGGGTGCTTGTAGGTAGTAATGCATGGAGAAAAAGTTGGCCGACAATTAAAGGGTCAAAAGCAGTAACTTCTTTTGAGGGAGGTACTCCAGGGACTATTACGATTGAAGCAATTACAGAAGCGGGTGTGGCAAATGGTATTTCTCAGACAGTGGTAATCTTAAATGGATGGACAATAGATGATGTTGTAAATGCAGTCAGCAACAGCTCTTATATTACTGCAAGAAACAATAATAATAGACTTGAAATTTTTTCACCAGGCGGAGCTGATGGCGCCATAACAAACCCTGATTGGGTCAAATTACGGGTAACAATAAATTCAATTGATGATGATATATCAGATATATTAGGTATTCTGGTAGATGGAGTAACAGGGACAGCCGAATTTTACTTACCTAAACTTCAAATTTCAAGTCATACAAATGTGCCAGAATACAAAACAAGCGCAGCAACACCTAGACCATCTGGTTCTTTATGGTTAAAAACCACAACACCAAATTTAGGAGCGAAATTTGCAGTAAAGCAGTGGAATGATAGCACAAAATTATGGGATGGTGTAGATATTCCAATATACGAAGATAACCAAACTGCATTATACCAATTGGATAAAGTTGGGGGCGGAGCCAATTTATTAACAGGAACGTTGTATGCAGCATACGACGTGACGTCACAAAAACTTGGTCCAGATGATGATATTACCCAATGGCAAGTTGGCCAAAATCAACCTTTAGGTACGTATACCTTTTATAGAAGACAAAATGTAGCTCCAACTACAATAACCAGTACTGTTATGTCCGATGGTGCAATTCCCGCTGGTGTAAAGGCAGTCATAATGTACGCAACTGATTCTGCAAGTTTAGCTTTGACAAATACTGCAACTGTTAATTTTACAGCTACTGGAACAGCAGTAGATGATGTAGAAGCATTTGTTAATGCTGTAAATGACAGTGGATTAGAACATGTCAGTGCATCCATTACAAATCAAGGAAAAATAGTAATTACTCATGCTTTAGGTGGAGATATTATTTTTAGAGAAGATTCAGCAGGACTTATGTTACAACTAGGCTTTAGTCCATATGTTAGTGACTCGCAAGGAACAGCTAATTTTTATTATGCTAGCGGATACAACGGAACGGAAACCAATGTAATTTATAGAGCAAGTTTATGGAAAATTTTAAATTATACTGCAAGTGATAATGAAGTAAAGGCCGCTACAGCAGATGGTACATTATGGTATAATTCAATCGTTGACGAAGTTGATATTTTAGTACACAATGGATCAGAATTTGTTGGATATTTATTTCCAGGAACAGGCGGACAGTCAAGTATTCCAAGTCCTTACTATAATGCATCGGAAGATTTACAACCAGATCCTACAGGACCTATTGTAGCTGCAACTAAACCACTGAAGCAAAGTGATGGTACAGATTTGCAAAATGGAGATATTTGGATTGATACCGGAGATTTAGAAAATTATCCAGTTATTTACAGATATAACCGTGATAGAACAGATTTACCTGAATCTGAAAGATGGTTTGAAGTAGACACAACTGATCAGACTACAGAAAATGGATGCCTTTTTGCAGATGCTAGATATAATACCGCTGGAGCAAACAGTGACGAAGAAGGTTCAATCACAGACTTGCTTGCAAGTGATTATGTAGATCCTGACAGTCCTGATCCTGCACTATATCCAAAAGGAATGTTACTATTTAACACAAGAAGAAGCGGATTTAATGTTAAAAAGTATGTTAAAAATTATCTCAATTTAGGAGAGAAAAATATTCGTTACAATGACGAACCTATGACAAATGTTGATCCGGCACTTACTTATTTTCCAGATAG